GCGGCCCGATCCCAGGCGAGCCGGTAGCCGTTGATCGCCGCGGCCGTGTAATACGACCACCGGATCTCGCCGACGACGCCCTCGATCACCGCGGGAAAGAGCACCACGCGTCACGGCCCCGTCGGCAGCGTCCACGGGCCGGCCGCGACAAACGTCCCGTTGATTGCTACGGCGCCTTTCGAGTCGACGGTGATCTTGCCGTCCATCCAGCCCTTACCCGCGAAGGCCTTCGTGGTGTCGGTGGCAACGGGTAAGAGTTTCAGCGCCGGCGCGACGGCACTTTGGATCGCCTCAAAAATCACCATGCCGTCAACGGAATCGTACCAACCCTTGTACGTCCCTTTGATATCGGGCCGGCCGATCACGTAAATCTCGTTGGGATCCTCAAACGCCGTCACTTTGACTTTTTGCGTCGCCATATCGAGATCCCAGTACTCGAGCGACGCGACGGCGACGGGCGTCGCGCCCCCGGTGACGTCCATTTGGACGATCCCGCTTTTGCCATGGTGCCGATCGGTTGCTGCCATCGTGATCCCCTTTTAGGCCGGCTCGGCCCACACCCGATACATCGCGCCGCAATGTGTCCATATCAACGTGGCGTCATTCGCCATCGGCTCGCGATCGTAGACGCGCCGCCCCTCGCGTTGCAGGAGCATCACGCCGTACCCGGTGATCGTCAGCGGCGCCGCCGGCGCCGGGGGTTGCGGATCGAGCAACGCGTCGATCCGATCGCCGGCCTCGCGCGCGTTGGCGTGATGCACCGTCGGCGACGAAAACTCGACGGCCTTCGCGAGATAGAGCGCCGATTCCCAGGCGCGGCCGCCAAACATGATCCGCTCGACGCTCTCGACGAGCGACACGATCACGAATTGTTGCGAGCTCGGCGGCGCCACTTGGTACCACACGCCGCCCGGCATGAGCCCCGCGAGCGTCGCATCGCCGGCCAGGTACCCGATCACGGCCCGATCGAGCGCGCTCGAGGCCGGCGGCGCCGGGATCGCCGTGGCGAGTTGATAGTGCGCGAGAATCTGCGCCGGAGTTAGCGCCGTGGGATAGATCGCCACTTCATCAACAGACCCCGTGTAAAACCCGGCTGGCGGCGTACCCAGAGCGCCGATGAGGAATGGACCGGGTACCGTCCCGAGTGCGGCTCCCGCGCTCGCGCTGCTGATTCCCAGTACCCCGTCTTGATAAATATTCGCCGCATTCGCCGCCGTCGTCCCCGTAAAGGTACACACGACGTGATGCCACTGCCCATCGTTCGGTAGTACTGGCGACGTGAAATTAAATATGGAGGCACCGCCATTGGTGCCGAAAAACTGAATCCCCCCCGTCCCTGCGTTATCAAACACCGCATAGCCATTCGCGAGGGCTCCGTCGATCTTCCCCGCGATGGCCCGCAGACCACCAAACCCGGTGTACTTGACCCACAGTTCAATCGACAGCGCCCCCGTGATGGACCCGACATTCCCCGCGTTGATATTGCCCGTCGTCCCATCGAAGGCCATCGCGGCATGGCCGGGAATCGCGCCCGGCTGATTGAGCGTCACGCCGCCGCTGATCGTGCCGTCGTTGTACCCAATGATGTCGCGCGCGTGCGTCCCCATCGGTTCGTCGAGCCGCCAGTACGCGATTGCCCCGTCGGCGCGCACGCGATCCGCGTAGGCCGAGTTACTCAATGCGATCCCCGTCGTCGATCTCGCCCGTGACGATAAAGCCGAATCCTTGGAGCATCGCCGACAACGCCAGGTATTGTTCCCGGGCCCACTCGTACGCGATCGGCACAAAAATATGTTTGGGCCCCTCGGCGCCGCGATCGACGCCGGCCTCGGTGTGACGCGTCATCGTCCCGTGATCGTAAATCCACGCGAGCGGGTGCGGGTTGCGGACCGTGGCCGCAATCTGATATCCGTCCACCTCGATCGTATGCGTGACGCGCGCGGCCAACGCCGCGGCCTCGGATGGGTACGCCGCGGCGATCGCGGCTTGGGCCCCTTCCACGTACTCGGTGACGATCGCTTCGGCGTCGTGCATGAGGGTATCCGGCCACCCGGCCCACTCGTCGAGATCGAGCCCCTCAAAGTACAGACGGTTCATGGGATCACTTCCGCGCAAAACAACCGGAGCTCGCGATTTTGCTCGAGCAGGTTCGTGATCCCGGTGACGTTGAACGTACGCCCGTTGAAGGTGACGACGGTTTTCGTGGTGACTTGCGGGTGATACGGGATCGTCACGACATGCGTCGCAATCGGGACCACCGTCCCGGACGCCACAAATTCGTCGTCGCGCCGGCTCGCCGGATCGATCGCCGCCCGCATCCCCGGCGGATCGCAATCGGCCAGGCCGCCCCCGGTAAACCCGCCGTCGCCGTCGGGCACGAGCGGCGCGGGGTTCTGTAACGTGATCCAGTGGATCCGGCGGCCCGCCGGCGTCGGCAGCAACAGCCGGGCGGCCTGAGAGAGTGCAGGGCTCATACGACTAACGGATCGTGCGTCCGTCGCAACAGGTTCACGACGACATCCGAAAAATCTTGCCCTGGTGTCCGCATCGGGCCGGCCAGGGCGAGATCATCCCCGCGAAACCGATAGAGCTCGTCGCATTGGATCAAAATCGCGGCGAGCACAAACCACGGCGGCGTCACGCTCCCGTCGAGCCACGTGTTGACGATCCCGCCCCAAAACGCGTTGGTGGCGATGTAGTCGAGAATCGCGGCCTCGGCGGCGTCGAGTTTGAGTTGCAGATCGGGATCGCCGGGATCGCTCGCGACGATCGGGATCAACAGATGATCCTTCGCTTGTACGAGCGTGACAAGCGTCGCCATTAGTTCACCGGGCCCGGCGGATCGTCGTCGGCGAGACTCAGGCGCGGCGCCGTCGCCCCGTGCTCGACGCGTGGCGTTTCGACGGCGGCCAGGCGCGTACGAATCATCGCGATATCGGCCTCGAGTGTCGCCGTGCTGGCGCGGATCGCCTCACGCAATACGAGTTCAATCGCCGCGATACGTTCGTCAGCGGTTGCGCGGACTGTCTTCAGATCCGCTTGTGTCAATTTGATCATTTCTAAAAGCGCCTTGTGCGTCGCGTCCGCCGTCCCGATCGCCGCGCGAATCACGGGCGCGATCCCGGCGATCACCGCGCGGAGTTCCTCATCGGTCATGCGGCCTCATCCTCGAGCGCGTCGCGCAGATACGCGCCGGCGAGCGCCTTCACGTGCGCGACCGTAAGCTCGCGCGTCGGCGTCGGGGGCGGCGCCGGTGGCAACGCGGGCGGCGTTGCCACCGGCGCAAAGGGGTTGCCGGCGTCGCGCTTGGCGAGCGCCTCGAGCGAATAGTACTGCTGTTGCACCATGGGCGAATCGCCGCCCGCGACGGCCCCGACGCCGTAGAATTTCGCGCGCGCCTCGTTGGGCGACAACGTGCCCGCCGCTTGTTGCGCCGACTTGCTGCGCGTCTCGCTATCCATCCAGATCAGATCGTCGACGTCGAATTGCGTCCCGTACTGCGTCCCGTTGATCTTGGCCGTCAGGCCGAGCCCGTCGTCGAGCAATTGCTCAAACGTCGTGATCAGCGTCTGCAAGCATTGGGCGTAGTACTGTTGCACGAGGGGTTCCGCGTTCGCGTACGGCGGCATGGGCCCGACGCCGACCATAAAACCCGGCACGTGGTAGACGCTGCAAATTTTTTCGTCCGTCCATTGCAATTGTTTGATCAATTCGGCGTCGACAGCATTGACGGCCAGGCCCGAGAATGTCATCCCGTCGCCGAGGATCGCCACCTGACCGGCGTTGTCGCCGCTAAATTTCGAGTTCCAATAGTCCTTGATCCGTTGCGCTTGCTCGGCCGAAATGGAGGCCGGCGCCGTCAGGATTCCGCCCGGGTGCGAGCCTTTCGAGAAAAAATTCGTCGAATTGGTCGAGATCGCGTTGGCTTGCATGGCGGCCGAGCCCGCGGCAAAAATCGGCGTCACGCCGCACAATGGATGGAACAACGGATAGAACACGTCTTGAATGATTTCGCTCGCCGGGACCGCGATTTTTTCCTCGGTGAGCTCGGCGAGAATGTCCCGATTGAGCTGATAGAAAATCGAGCCGTCGGGCGACACGAGCGGCACGACGCGCGTCGGATCGAGCACGTAGAGCGAGACGACGACGCCGCGGTAATCCCGCTCTTTCAGCACGTACGTATTGCCGTGCATTAACTTGGACGCGAGCCACTGCGCCACAAAGAGCGACGGCACTTGGTAGCGGTTCGGTTTCCGCAACACGGGCGTAAAGGCCGGGTTGACGGTTTCGGTCCAGACGCCCGGGGCATCTTGTTGCACGAGCGCGAGGCGTAATTTCGCAATATCCGACATGATCAACGTGACGCACGCAAAGAGCGTCGGGTTGCTCATCGCGTTGTCGAGCGGGACGGGATCGTTTTTTTGCCAGGCGCCCGGATAGGGCTCGCGGACGATCGGGTACCACCCACCAAACGGCGAGCGACTCGTCGGCAAGGGCGCGAGGGCTTGCATCGCCGCCTTGACGACCAGTCGCCACGGCGCCCCGAGCGCCCGGATCATGGCTTGGCGCGTCATGGCGGCCCGCTAGGGCGCTTTCGGATCGGACGGGACCAGATCGACAAACCCGCACGCGTACAGCGTCTGAAAGAGTGCGGGCGTGTCGACGGTGTACTCCTCGCCTTCCTCGTGCGCGACCGCGTGATCGATCGTGTGATACACAACCGCGCGGACGAGCACGGGGCCTTCGATCGCCAGGGGATCAATCATGACCGTTACCCCGCGACGTACGCTTGGACCGTGTACTGGACGCCGTTCGGCCGGCCCCGCTTCCAATTGATATATCGTTCCGCGCGCAACCCGACATAGTTGTTTTGCCATAGGGACGTCATCACGACCGTCGCATCGGCCGGGTTCATCGGCGCGTTATCCATCTGCAACGACGCCTCGGTCGAGACGTCGATCGTGACGCCGCCGTCATCGGCGTAGAGCACCGTGACCGGTGCGAGCAAAATCACGTTGTTGCCGCACGATTGCGACGTGATCACTTTGATCCCCATGGCCGTGCCGCCCGTCATATCCATGTCGGGAAACAATGGCTGGCCCAGGGCGTTGAGCGCGAAGGAGAGAACAGCGGCGTTGGTTTCCGACATGAGCAACACGGCGCCGGCCGTCGAGATGTTCGCCGCCGTCATCGCGTTGATCAAAGCTTGAATGTCGGTGCGCGCGTTGGCCGGCGTCGTGCCCGCACTCGTGATCGGGGTGACGCCATTCGTGATCGAGCCCGGCGACACGTTCGCGACGGGCGCTTGCGCGGGATCGGTAAACTGCACGTCGAGAAATTGCGCGATCCCGTTGATCATGTCTTGCTTGATGATTTCCTCGGCCGCGGGCGTCGAGTTGCGCGCGAGCTCGTCGGTGATCACGATGATCCCGGCGCACTTAGTGATCGTGATCACCACCGTGGCGAAGGCGAGCGATCCGACGGGTTTCGGCGCGCCCTGGCCGACCCACTTGTACGTGCCGCCGCCCGTCTGCACCGGGATCGAGACGTTGAACGGGACGACGCGCAAGCCGGGAATTTTCCCGAGCAGCGTCGCCGGCCGCAACAGCGTCATAAACTCATTCGCCAGGGGACGGATCGGCGCGAGGGGCCCGGCCCATGTCGCGTCCGTCGTGGTGCCCGCGGCCACGGCGGCCTTGAGCACGACGGCGACCTCGGGCGTCGAATCGACCCACCGTTGCGCGTAACTTTCCGCTAGCGATAGGTTGCCGCGCGTCGCGAGTAACGCTTGGCAGTACCGGATAAACCCCGTCCCCAGGGGCAAATTCGCCTTAACTTGGATGATCGGCGAGCCGGCGCGTTGCAGACTCGCGGCCGCGGGATCGGTTGTCACCGTGATCGGCACGGCCGCGACGCGGTTCGAGGCGTCGAGCGCGCGGAGTCGCGTAAGATGCTTGTCGACGTTGGCGACGTCGGTCGAGAGCGTGTCGTACTCCGTCGATTGCGCCTCGTCGAGCGTCGCGTTTTGCGCGGCCGCGTCCACCATGATCGCATTCAGGCGGGCGCTTTTCGCGGCGCGTGTGTTCTCGAACGCTGAAATTTGTTCGCCGGTTGTCATGGGCGTACCTTTCGGAATCGGAAGTGAAGCAACCGGCGCGGGCGCGGGGCGCCGCGCGGCGTGATCGAGCGCCTTGATCGAGGAAATCGTCGCGTCGGCGTTGGCCGGGATCGCGACGAGCGAGAGCTCGAGCACTTCGCTTTTGAGGAAGTGAAACGATTGCGTCTCTTTGTTCCACGCTTCCTCGATCGAGCGAAACCCGATCGACACGGCACCCAGGAGCCCCGACGTAATCGACTGCCACGCTTCCTCGACACGATCGCGGACGGTGCCGGGGGCCGTCACGTGCGGCAACGACGCCGTAAACGTCAACCCGAGCGCCGTCGGCGGATCAAAGGTGACGGTGCCGACGGGTTTTTGCGTCGAGTGATAGAGCAACAGCGGGACGGGGGTTTTGAACGTGATCCCGAGGGGCTCGATCACGTCGCCCATGCGATCGGGCTCGGGCGTCGAGGCGATCCCCGTGATCACGCGTTGCTCGGCGTCGACGGCCTTGACGTGCAACAGCCCGTACGCCCGTTGCAGGATCGCCGCGCTGGCCATAGTTGGGCCGCCAGTGTGCGGCCGGCCTTATTTTGTTGGCCGACGGAAAATCAGGCGATCGCGGTAATCGCCGACAAATTCGTCGACGGCCTCACGGATCATCGCCGAGAGGCGTTGATCGTTTTCGTCGGCGACGCGCACGAGCTCGAGGCGTTGGGCGGCCGTCACCCGGAGCGAGATCCGCGACGTCGCCGGCTCGGCGACGCGTGGCCGGCCGCGCGGCCGTTTCGTTACCACACCTGGCCCCGCTCGGGCGTCGGCGTCGCCGACGGCGCAAAATCGACGTCGTACACGTATTGCGGCGCCGCGGCCGTCGGCGCCAGCCAGGCGCTCATCGCCTGGAGAATCGCGTCGAGCCCGTCGATTTTGTGCGGCGAGTCGGGGTTTTCTTTTTTCGGGAGAATCGTATCGTCGACGCCGCGCGTGACGACGGCGTTGGAGATTTGCCACCGCAAGCACGCCGAGCCATCGTGGCGGATCTTGCCGTGCCGCACGCGCGTCTCGAGCTCGCGCGCCGGCGGCGTCATGGTTTTCCGGTTTTTGTCGAGGATCGCCGCGGGGAATCCGTCGCCGGCGAGCGCCGACACGATCCCGGCCGATCCGAATTGATCAAACCGCAACGCGGCGACGTTGAACCGTTTACACCACCCGCGCACGTCGCGCTCGATCCGGCCATAGTCGATCATGTCGCCGTCGGTGAGCACGAGCTCGCCGCGATCGGCCCACGCGCGATACTGCGGGACGGCGCGCGCGCGCGCGGCCACCACATCGCGCGGGAGATAAAACCGGACGAACGGGTACACGAGGCCGGCGCGCTCAAACACCAACGCGATCGCCGCGAGATCGTCGAGTTGCGCCAGGTCGCCGCCGATCCAGCACCGTTGCCCGGCGAATGACTCGAGCGTGAGCGTCGGATCCGCGCACCGATCCCAGGCCGC